GAGCCAACTATCAACGAGGGCTTCATGCTCTCAGGCTTCACTGGGATATTCTCAGTACTCAACGGGCAGACTGTGTACGTTGAGGCAGTGACCATGACGACCTTTATGGCCGTGGCAAACGGGCCCTTAGGTACCTTCAGCGGCCTCAGCGGAACCGCTACATCTCTCACAGGACAATTTGTTGGCCCCAATCAGGGCACGGTAGCCCTTAGCACTTCTTGGCTTAACCCCTTGAATGTGTATAGTCCCGTTGCGTATGCCTCAGCAGATACTGGGAGTAGCGTAGTGTCCCCAATCTACCCAACTACCGCAGTCAATCTCAGTTCTCCGAACACGGCATGGACTTCCCCAGACAACGCGATTGCTGTAGGGGCATCCGTAGCCTCGGTGTCATTGTCAATTGGTGGAGCACCTCCCCCGCCTCCCCCGCCACCTCCCTCAGGGATAGTGATTGTGCAGCAGAACCTTGGCGGATACGGGTCGGGCACAACCAGCGCGACATCTACAGCAGTTGGGTTTAATAGCGCAACTACTGCTGGAAACTTTCTTATTTGTGTGGTGTGGTCTGGTACAACTACGGGAGGCAGCGCACCCGGTGGCTCTCCATCAACCAGTGGGATTGTCTGGTCATTGGCAGGAGTGGAAACGTATTCAGATGCAAGTACACCCCAGTATGGAGCGGTCAGAGTGTATTACTCGGCCAATTCTGCAGCAATACCTACCACAACTAAAACCACAGCATCTGCAAACAAAGCGGGTGCCACCTTTGTAGAAGTAGAGTTTGCATTGTACGAATTTTCTGGGATTGCTATATCCTCGGTGGTAGACACATCTGCGGTCGCATCAGGCAGCTCTTCAAGACCAAGCACAGCATCTCTCATCACCTCAGTTATAGACTTGATCTTCGTATCCATGATTGGCGAAGGCAATATCCCGTCTTTGGGTTCAGGGTATACTGCAGGCATAGGCACCTTAAATTCTACCTTGTCTTCGGGATACAGTCAGTACATTACGAACCAAGCAGCCGGAACCGTAGCTACAGCATTCGGGTCAACCGAATCCTACTGGGGTTGCGTGGCGCAGGCGTTTAAGTCGTAGCAGTTTAGAAGGAGAACTTCATGTCTACAGCACTTTCGGCACCGATCTTAGCCAATGGGGTAAACTTGGGTTTACCCTTGACTGCCATAGTTGCGGGCGTAGTGGTGTCGTTCTCCACAGGTGCCTCGGGCACAGGTTCACCTTCGGTAAATATTCAGTTAGCAAGTAATGGGACAGCCATAGGTAGCCCTGTGAACGTGCCGATTAGCGGCACGATTTCTACGTACACCCAAGGCGGTCCAGCATATCAATGGGGCACCACTTTGACCCCAGACCTGTTCAATGGGCCGTTGGGGATACTTGTCACAGCGGAATTGGACAGCATTGCAGCAGCGAGTGCTACGTTTAACTTCAACACTCTAACCGCCACTGTGTACTATCTGTCTTCTGCGCTTTCTGACGTTTTGATTGCGCAGTCGTTCTCTTTTGTTCTGTCAGACTCCTCTGGAGTCTCTGGATTTTTCTCGACATTCAAGGCATATTCCACTGGCAGCACTTCGATCTCTCTACAACTGCTGAACAACGGCGTACCCGTAGGCGATCCTAAGACTATACAGCTTACCTCTGCATCTACTCTCTATCAACTTGGGGGAGCAAACGATCCTTGGGGATACCCATGGACAGCGGCCAATGTGAACAGCCTTGGCTTCGGTGTGCAGATTACAGCCACAGGCACAGGCACCTCGTATGTAGGTGATCTCGACATCACAACCTTTATCACCCCCGCACTTGAGAACTTTAACTGGATCGGTTCCTACGAGCAACAGAACGACGCTCTCACAACCCTCGCTCTCGACGCTGGTGGCAACATGTGGAAGGAAGACCCGGTGAATAACCCGGGCGTCCTGTCTCTGACTTTAGCAGGACTCTTGCCGGGGTCGTACGCTAATGGCGCAACCCTAGACAACTCTGAGTTCGTCATGTTCTCGGATTTGACTGTGGGCACAGACCGCCCTCGTCAGTTGTACAGCGACGGCAACTGGTACCCGGTAACCCAAGTGGGCCCCGGGGCACCTCCGAGATTCCTAGCCAGCACAGGTTCCCTCAGCGGGCTGCTTACTCTTAAGAGTTACGCTTGGACCGCTGGGGCTACCCCCGGCACAGGCACAGTCGTTCTTACGTATGCTACGGCATCTGTGGCACCGACCGTAGGCTCTATCTACGTGATTTCTGGCACAGGCACAGCCCTCGATGGGCAAGCCGCGATTGTCTCAGGGAGCCCTGCGCCCACCACTGCAGCATTTACTGCCGAAGTGACAGGCACATATGGCTCGGGAACTATCACTGTCCCGCTAGGGGCTTTACTCACTCCTCAGTTCTTTTATGAAGTGGCATCTATCACTGAGACACTGGCTATCACAAACGTATCAGGTACGCCGCGCTTCGTTTTGAGCGCTGGCCCCGGCGTCACAACGGCAGGGAACAATGTCACGGTGTACTACAGCATTCATGGTTTGCCTATCGACACCTTGCTGCAGACAATGTTTGCATCTGGGAACGGGTTGTATATTTACATCTCCAATGCTGTGTCTGGGCAGTACAATTTCAATGGCGTATGGCAAGTCACTGCGGTCGGGCAAGGTAATCCCCCCGGAGTCAGTCAAACCATAGGGTACTTCTGCTTCACGTACGTCAGTTCTGGGACTCTTGACAGCATCGTAGCTGGAGCAACGTTCAAAGTAACCCAAGCCACGGTAGCTTTTCCGTCCCCCGGAATTCTGGGGCTATCTGCAGGTCAGCAGTTTACGATCACTGGGGTCACAGGCACACCGCAGTCTGGTTGGAATGGTACATGGACTACTGTAGAGGCTCTAAATTCCGGTCAGTACATCATCGACACGACGTACTCAGACGGGACTACAGCAACCTACACATATTCCTATGCGGGCAGCAACAATCAAGACCCCATATCGGGAAACTACATCACGATCACAGGGGCTCTGCAGAACCAAGGGTACAACGGCACCTTCATCATTGCCACGGTAAATACCGGGGCGCACTCTTTCACAGTTGCCAACTTGGGACTCCCTGCTACAGTAGGGAACCCTGTAGATGAGCATTCAACTGCACAGGCAATCATGTCTGGTACGCAGTTTACATTTGACCCGGGCGAGACTTTCGTAGGTACCAACACAAATGTTATCTACGGGAACACCACGTACGCTGTGAATAACGGGCAGGTTACGATCATTGGCAACACCATCACGCCCATAGGCGCAGGAACGCGTAATGCATTCGTGTTCTTCATCACGAAGACAGGGGAGTGGACACCCGCATCTCCTATCCTTGCACAGCCGTTTACTACACCTTCGAATGCAAACCTTTTGAATGTGTCCAACATTCCTATAGGCCCTCCTAACGTCGTCGCGCGTGGAATTGCGATAACCGAGGCAGGTGCTAATGGCGTGCCCGGGGCTGATTACTATGTGATTGAAAGACCCGTAACCCTGACGGTAAATGGGGTTACTACCACATACAGTTCTACAATTATCAACAACAACACCGACACCACAGCATCTCTCAGCTTTACGGATGCGGTTCTGCTGAATTCTACAGAAGTGGACACCCCCGGTTTCGATCTGTTTAACCTGATTGAACTGGGAAGCTGCGCTTGGTGTGTGCCGTACTCCAGCCGTATGTTCTACGGCATGCAGTTGAACAAGGTGCAGAACTTCGACAACCTGACATTCGATGGTGGATCGAAATTAGAAGGTTGGGGTCTATACCCCACTGCTAACGAAATCCAACTAGTAAACAGCCCTGTAACAGGCATGGCCTATTATGTGTCCAATACAACTGGAAGCACACAGGCACAGATGGGGCTGATTTCACAGACCGCTTATCAAGACATATTCAACGTCGCAATTATCAACGCCAACACAGCGTATTCGGTACGCGTGGCTGCTTCCAACCCCTCTGGGGTAAGCACAGGCAATTTGGTGATTGATCTGACGGATTTGAATGGAGGAAACTTCGGGAAAACCTACGGGTCTTTCACGGTTCCACTGTCAAGCATGAGTTCTTTGCCTAAAGTATTTTCAGGAACCCTGTTGAACAACGGAATCTTCACTGGCAACGTATCTCCCATACTTCAACTGCGCATGTCAGTGCAGAACATGGGCGTGGGTGCTGACGTTCTGGTGGATAGAATCGAAGTCTTTCCTACGCTCTTCCCGTATCTGAAGACGGAAGTCTATGGCTCCTACATCAACAAACCTGAATGGGTAGATGCCTCGGGCGACGGAGGAATTATTGATACGAGCACGGAAAATCCGCAAACGTGCTATGGAGCTGCCGTTTTGCGCGACAGCATGTACCTGCTTAAGGCAAGCAGCATGTATGTCACGAAAGACAATCCGAATTCTGAACCCGGGGGCTGGAGTTTGAATGAAATCAGCAACCGAGTGGGTGCCTGTGGCATCAACGCGTACGACGTGGGTGAAGAATGGATAGTCACTGCGTGTCGCAACGGTATCTTCGGATTCACCGGAACTTCACCTGAGCTTATAAACTTAGAAATCCTTCAGGTATGGAACGCAATCAACTGGAATGCTGGGCATACTATTTGTCTTAGGAATGACACGGAAAATCGCAGGATTCTCTGCGCTGTGCCGCTGCCAACCGGAACTTCACCTGAGGGTATACCAACGGCTACGGTTCAGTGGTTGCCCTACGCACCTTACGTGCCCAACCCTACAACGCCTAATGTTTTACTAGTACTAAACTACCAAGCCATAGGGTCGTTTGAGGAATTGATGAAGGATATATCGGTCCACGCTACAATGTTCGGGACGCTAGCTGCTCCCGACATGCGTCGGAAGTGGACAATCTGGACTATCGCTACTCCCTACATGGGTGCAGTCCTTAGGGGAAACCTCGTAGAGAACACACTCATGGTTTGCAATGGGATCGCTAGTTCGAAGATTTATCAGTTCGACATCAACGCTACTAGCGATGATGGCTCGGCTATCTACGGCTTGTACACTACTTACGGTCACGTCAACGCGGCCAAAAGTGTGCAGCTCCCCATCTTCGGCTACCACGCTAAGAGATTCACAGTGTGGCAAGGTAATCTTCAAGGAGAAGGCAATGCTACAGTTCGTTTCTTGCCTAATGACTTGAATGCTCGTTACCCATACTCAATACCCGGAGGTATAAATTTAGTGTACCCTGCTATGGACGATGCCTTCAGACCTCTAAACGCTAAGGGGCAACGCATGTTCATAGAGATTTCCACCTCAGCCGTGGGAGCGTGGTTTGAATGGTGTAAATCACTTTTGACCGGAGCCGTAGACCCCCACTCGCCGCTGAACCCCACGGGTGGGCTAAATAACGGCATTAAATAACATCTCAGAGCTTAGCGGCTCTGGGCTAGAGTGGGGAGATGCGCGAACATCTCCCTTCTCACCTTTTCGCGGAGGAAACAATGCAAGTATATTTGATTACGAACAACGTAACTGGAAAACTTTACGTAGGGCAAACAGCTTTGTCCCTTAAGCACAGATGGGGACAACACAAAAGTGACACTAAAAGAATGAGAGGTCCACTACATTTAGTGCACTCTATACGTAAGCACGGTTTTGAATCCTTTTCTATGGAATTGCTTCATGAATGTGAAACCAGAGAAGAGATGGATTTTGTAGAAATGTTTTATATTGCCCTGCTTGATACTAAAGCACCAAAAGGTTATAATCTAACTGACGGTGGAGATGGAACACAGGGCCGTTCTGGATACAAACTTTCTGAAGAAACCAAACGTAAGCTTAAAGAGGCGCATACCGGACCTAAAAACCACATGTTTGGTAAGGTTTTGACAGATGAGCATAAAGCCAAATTAAGAGAATCTCATCTTGGTAAAAAACAGTCTCCAGAAACTATAGCTAAACGTATGCTGGGCAGAGAATGGAAGCACGGTACAGCGGCTGGTTATGGAAAGCACAAATGTCGTTGTGAGTTATGTAGAAAATGGCGGCACGATTCTTACGTAAAAAAGTTCGGAATCAAAACCAAAGAAGAAATTAGTAATAATCTAAGAGAATCTCATCTCGGTCAAATCCCATGGAATGCCGGTACTGGCAAGGGTGTCTATCAGAGAGATAATGGCAGGTGGAGAGTATCCCTGTGGTTGGACGGTAAACTGAAGAGTTACGGAACATTCAAAACCAAGGAAGAAGCCGAGCAGCGCTTGGCAGAAGTAAGGAGGGTTACCCTATGCAAGGACGTGCAAGTGAACTTTCGGGAGGCCAAGAACTAACGGCTATCCAGCAGAAGGACTTCAACAATGGGAACCTCCTGCAGCGCATTATTGACGCTGTGAACTCAGTATCGCGCAATATAGGCGTGGCTGCTGTGGGTAAGTTAGACCCTCCTACGCCAGTCCAGAGCATACAGGTGCAGGGTGCACAGAGTGGAAACGTCATCACCTGCGCTAGCGAGCACCTACATTGGACGCTGAACCACACTCAAGAGGTACACAAAGGTGTGCAGTACATTTCAGAGATAGCGACAGAGCCTAACTTTTTAGCACCACATGTAGTAGACCACGGTTGCTCACGCTCGGGCTTTCTTCATCTTCCTGCGCTAGACAACGACGGAAAAGCGCAGACGTATTATCTACGCTCCTATGCGCAGTATCATGGCTCAGACGCAGCGAAGTCTACAGTTCTCGGAGGGCTCGCAGGAGCAACACAGATTGTGATGACAGGGACAAGCAAGTGTTCTCTGCTTACTTCTACAGGATCAGGCACGGCATCCCCAACGGGCATGCAAGGGGGCAAGGGGTTGGGCACAGTACTTACGCGCCCCGCACCGGGACCGAAGAGGAATGTAGCATAGAAGTCGGGCGTAGTTTTTACACGCCCAGAAGTCTAGGACCTCGAATCCTAGATTAGGGTTGGGAGGTGCCAGTTACATCTCCCTTCTC